AGAAATAGAGAAGAATATCACAAACTATATCGAATACCAAAAATTCGAATATAAACTGCATCATAATTTCTATAAACAATTACGGTAGCCTCAGCAGAGGGGGAGGCGGCAGCCGTGGGGGCGGTAGCCCCCTTATCTCCCCATTGTTCTTCCTTCTCTATATATGTATATAAGTCATCTATCCTCACAGGGTGGCTTTTTTTGTGTTTATGCGTGTGAGGGTGCTTTGTGCGCAGATCGAAAGCGAACAAGGCGTGTTTTAGTGATTTTTCCGTGTTTTTCCGACCTTTAGGGCGTTTTTACGAAGTTTCGCACGTTCTATGAGACCCTTTTTTGACCTTTATTTGACTTTTTTGTGGCAAAAACCGCTTTTTTGTGCGTACATTTTTATGTCTTTCGGCTGTTCATATTTTCCTCTATTTTTGCCCTTGGTCTCGAAAAATACGGGGGTTAGACCCGAAAAAGTGTTTAAAAAGTCGGATTTTTTACGTCGAAGCCCCGACAAAGGGATTTGTGACTTTTTTGTGACATTGACAGTAGACGAAAAACCGCAATTTGATGCAGATTTGAGCGTATATTTGCCGTTGCAAGGCTCGTGGTCTAAGCGAAAGGGCGGATGAAAGGGCGGAATCAGCCTATTGTCAAGGCTGCAAGGCGTGTCCAAGGTATGTACAAGATGTGTCTAAGATGTCCTCCAAATGCGAAACAAAGGGCTTGTGACCCTTTTGGGGTCATATACAGCGAGTACAAAGCGTTGATATACAGCGAGTTGCAGCACAAACAACGATGTGAGTAATACATAAGTAATACATTTTGTGCTGTTTGTGCTCTCTATAAGAGCCAAGGACGTATGACGATGTGATGATGTGACGCTGCTTCTCTACCGTGTGACGATACGTGTGTAAGGGGTGAGGATACGGGATGACGACGCTTAGAGCTGTGACGGTGGACAACGAAGGGGGACGGCATGGATGATGAGGGCACACGAAGACGACCACAGACCCCCACCCCCCTTAGGTACTGCGGACAAATTATAGTAGATAAAAGCATAGGTGTAAATGTCGTGTTGTCTATCTCGTCCAAATTTCCCTGGAAAAGGTACTCCGCTGATAGGGTGTCATTGTTGTTTCCGCCAGAAAGGTACTCCTGTAAAAGGAGGTCATTGGTGTTTACAGTCTTAGCGTGTTGGGTATATGAAGTAGTTTTTTTGTTGATTGATAAATTAAAGTTTACAGATATGTTTGAATTGAATAGATTTTTGAGGTTGCCATTGGGCATTAGTGAGATTTCAGGAGCGAACAATCCTCAGTGGATAGCTGCTGCTGCGAGTTTGGCAGGCAGTGTAGCGGGCAGTTTGTTTGGTGGAGCCAAGGCTCGCCGTGCAGCCAAGAAGGCAGCGAGGGAGCGTCAGTATCGTGCGAATGCTGAGAAGGCTTGGTATGAGAAGGCTTACAACACTGACTACTTGGACACAAAGGCTGGTCAGAATTTGTTGCGTCGTGCCCAGGAGGTTCAGAACGATTATATCCGTAAGGCGGACGGTGCAGCAGCTGTTGCAGGAGGTACGGCAGCGAGTACAGCTATGGCGAAGGAGGCGGCTAACCGAACGATGGGCGATGCGATTGCGAACATCGGTGCTCGTGACAGTGTTAAGAAGGAGAGTGTATCTGCTCAGCACATGCAGAATCAGATGGGCTTTTCGAGGGAGCGTGAGGCTGCTTATAACCAGCAGGCACAGAATTCGAGTGATGCGGGTCAGAACATGAGCAATGCTTTGATGGGTGCAGCTTCGATGTTGGAGGGTTCCGGAAAGGGTAAGAATAGTCTGAACATTGACGTGAACTCTTCTGGTGTCAAGGCTGCTGCTGGCGGTTCGTTGAATCCGAAGCTTAACGAGAATGACTATATTCACGATGCCTTGTACGACAACAAGAAGTTGAAGAACGTGACGGGAGTGTAATCGAGTGTTGAATGTTAAATGTTGATTGATTATGTCGAAAAGAAAGAATAAGAGAGTTGTTTGTCCTGAGCCGAGCAAGGCTGATATTAATCGCGTGATGGAGGCAGCGGGTCTGTTGAGGGATTCGCTCATTGACGAGCAGACAGCTGAGATAGAGCGTCTGAAGACTGCGCTTGCTGGTGTGAAGAAGGAACGTGACTGGTTTGAGCGTTGCTTGAAGTCGGCTGAGAGTGCTTTGACCTATCAGGAGGGGGTGATAGGTAGGATAAAGAAGAAGAACGCCAAGCGCATTGCCCGTCTGCGTGAGAACGTTGATATGCTTGAGGAGGAGGCAGCTTTTCAGTATAAGCGTGCCAACAAGGCTGAGGCTTTCATCAAGCAGATTGACGGTGCTTGTGACCTTATAAAGAAACATATTGCAGCTTATGGTAGGAAGTGAAGAACGGAAGATGGAAGAGGCTAAAGCTGTGAGCGCTTCTGCGCCTGTGGGCACTGCGCCGTTCAATGCTTTTGCTGGTAATGGTATTATTGGCAGGTTCGGGCCTGCAGGGCAGTTGTCGGGAAGCATGCCTACAGCTATGGCGTTAGACGGTCAGAAACCTTTGGGTGTCGGTGGCAGTACTGCTAATGTTCCTGTTGTGCAGAATGCTCCTACGTTTCAGAAAGACGACACCAAGAAGGACGGAGGTTTCTTCGGTTGGCTTGGCGGTTTGATAAAGAAGCGTCCCGGCATAAGGAGTGGTGAGAGTGCAGACGAGTACGACGAGCGTATGACACGTAACAAGATGCGCATTGCTACGCTTGCGGATGCTATAAGACACATGGGCAACATCTATAATACTTCGAAGGGTGCGCCTTTGCAGAGGTTCAACAATCCTGTGGAGGGACTGCAGAGTGGTCTGCAGCAGAGGAAGAATGATCGTGCAAGACAGGCAGCGTTGGATGCGGACGCTGCGTATAAGTATGCCAACCTACGCATGAAGCAGGCATCAGCAGATGCAGACAGAGCTTATAAGGCGATGAACATCGAGTTGAAACAGAAGGCTGGCGAGCGTGCAGACAAAGCGGCTAAGGCCATGGATGATTATCGCAAGGGTATGCTTGGCATTCAGGAGGGCAATCTGAAGCTGTCGGGAGAAAGACTTGGCGAAACGAAACGTCATAACAGAGCACAGGAAGGCATCAGTGCGAGCAGACTGGCTTTAGCAAGAGCAAAGAGCGGTTCTGGCAGAGGAGGCAAGACATCGGGCGGTAAGTATTGGTTTGAGGATAAAAATGGTAAAATGCATTATCAGCCTAACAAAACTATGTGGGAGCAAGAGTATTATCGTGAGTATGGAGCGTTGCCTAATGGTGAATCTAATACTTCGGTTAGCACGAAGGCCTACAATTCTAAAGGCGAGGAGGTTACAACGACACAACGAAAGAAAGGCCCTTCTATGACGAGTCAGGCGGCTCAGCAGCAGAACAAGGCAAGAGCCTCACGAAAGAATAACGCCAAGCCGAAGAAAAGAGGTTGGGCATCAGGTTTTAAACTTTAATTTGAAAAATATATGGCAATAGATAGAAGTAAGTTGCAGAGGATGCACAAGCTGATGGCTGAAAATGGCTATACCCAGGACTATAATACATTCGAGAAGAAGTTTACTGGTGAAAGCAATTATGCCAACAGAAAGAAAGTGTATGACCTGTTTACGCAGAATGGTGCAGACTTGGGCGGTTCGTATGAGGAGTTTATGCGCAAGTTGCAGAAGCCAAGAGCGACAAAGCCTCAGCAGCAACCAAAGACCGCATTAGGCAGAGCACAACAGAGCGTGGCGAAAGAGAAATGGGGCGGCTATGGTGGTGCTGTGACTCCAATGCAGAATGACAGCGAGCTTGTGCGCGGATTGAAGAATGCGGATGCGGCACAGAGGCTGCAGGCTCCCGTGAGCTATACAAAGCCGGGTGCTGTGAAACAGATGGTGAAGCAGACAAGGGAGAGACAGCATGTCGTGGGGCAGAATGTGGAGCAGGCAGGAAGACAGTTCACCAACCGTGAGCGAGACAGACGTAATGCTCCTGCATTCGACTTGGGCAACGAGAACGTGAACAATAACCTTGTGAAGACAAGGGGGCAGTTGGAGAAGGATATGGAGAAGAGCGGCACCAAGCTTGTTGACGATGAGTTCAGCAAGTACATCAGCGATGTATTTAAGAAAGAGGATGAGGCTGCATTTGAGCGTGGTCAGAACGCTGCTCTTAACGTTATTGCTTCTTCGCCTTCGAACGCTGTATTTAATACTACACGTGCCCGTAATGAGGAAATGTCGCCTGAGAAGAGACTTGCTAATATAACGAATGAGATAGAGAGTAATATCCATAATCTTTTCAGTTCGCCCAAAACTGCGGAACGTATCAATGCTGAAGCTGCAAGACTCGGCGTTTCGCCAGATAAGTATATAGAACATACGTTGGTGCCAAGTCTTATGAATAAGGTTTCGTCGGATTTTGACAAAACGGAGTTGAAAAGCCTGTTGCCAAGTGGTGCTATAGAAACAATACTTATGCACACCCAGAACTCTATGACAGGTGCTCTTGCTTCAATGGGGCTAATGACAAAGAGTCAGCGTCAGTACGGACAGAGAGCTTTGAGTGAAACGCTTGAGGGTAATAACCCCAAATATAACCCCGGGTTGGGTACAAGAGTAGCTGGTAGTACATTGTCGTTCATGATGGATATGACACCGATAGGAATGGCTGAGAAGCCAGCAGCGGCCGTAGCCGGAAAGGTGTTCGGTAATGGTGTGGCTCAGACAGCGAGGATTGCGAACACGTCATTGGCCGGTCGTATCGGCAGAATGGCTGCAGCAGGAGCTGTGAGCCAAGGTGTAACGGGTGTGCTGTACAATTCAACGAATGCAGCTGTGCAGAACTACTCTACTGGCGACGACACTTCTATTGGCAATACCGTAAAGGTGATGGTTATGGGCGGATTGTCTGAGGGCGCGAGTTGGGCAACCATGGGCGGTATTGGCGGTGTCGTTGGTGCAGGTATCTATAATGTTAGCGGAGTGAAGCGTATTCCTGCCAAGGCTTTTCAGTTGGCCATGGAGGGAATAGGTATGCACATGGGCGGTAATGTAGCCAAGACGATAGAGGGACACGATACAGACTGGCTGAGCGTTGAGGGTAACCTTGAAGCTTGCGCCAACGTCGTAGCCTTGAAGCTGACACACGCAAGACTGCCTAAGCGCCAGAGCAAGGACGGCATAAAGGAAAGCTACCTTGATGTGGTGGCGAGAAACATTAAAAGCCTTATGACTTCGGACGGACAGCGAGCTGCTTTCGGCGGTTATACTTTCACCAACGAGGAGAAGGAACAGCTGTTCGGAAGCGCGTCTGCGCCGAAGCGCAATGAATCAATCTATGGATATGACGCACACAACAATCCGCTGACGAGAAAAGAGAGTCTGACATCTTGGGCGATGCGAGCAAAGAAGACCGCAGCCAAAGGAAAAGGCGAGGAGTCGGATAAGAACACAGACGCTGAGTTTGTGAAGACTGCCTACGACGAGATAATGGCAGACAACACCATTCCTTGGGACACAAAGGCAAAGTTCTCGGCTTTGGTTATGGGCACCGTTCCTTCGGCACGTCCGATGATGGAGAATTGCCGTATTGAAGGCGGCTCTGTGAACGAATACAGCAAGAATGGAGAACTGCTGTCGAAGAACAGCTTCAAGAGCATTGACGAGCGCAACTCCATTATTTACTCGCTGAACATGAAGCGTGAGGATCAGCGTCTGAGCAACGCCTATGGTGCTGCACAGATTAAGGACGAGAAGACAGCACAGGCTACTCTTGAAGCCGTAGCTGAGGCTAACGGCATGACTGCAGAGCAGTTGAAGGCTGCAATGGACAAGCAACCGCTTAGACGCAGCGATGAAGAACAGAACGCTTGTGTGGCTCTGAGAAAGGCTTACGAGGACGAGCAGTTTGTACCTGGTACGTTGCATGCAGAGCAGTCGAACACTGAGGGCAAGGACGTTGTGGAGGAGAACGGTCTGGGCACTGAGACTCCTAACAATGAGGCTGTGGCTGAGGTGCTTGGTGACCTTACGAAGGCGGAGGATGCCTTGCAGGCAGCTATGGACGGCAACGACGTGCTGAAAGAGGAGTATGAGCGTATGCAGAAGGCTGGCATGAGCAACCCGCAGATTTATATGGAGCTGTTCAATTCGGGATTGACACAGGAACAGCTTGCGCCCCTTGCTGACTATATCAATGCGTTGTCGAAGGCGCAGGGTATGTTCAAGGGTACTCAGGACAAGATTGTGGAGACAACGCAGAAGCACGTAGGCCAGTGGAGCTATAAGGATGAGCTGAACGGCGAGAAGCAGAACGGCGAACAGATGGTGTTCGTGAAGGACAACAAGGGCAGGGTGCTGATTGTCGGAGCTGGAGACGTTGCGTTTGATGGTGAAGGCAGAGTACGTGACGGTGATATGCTGACGGTGTATGACCCTGCTACCCGTGAAATGGACTTCGTGCATGCCAAGGACGTGACACTGGAACGTACCACGTCAAGCGAAGAGTATGCGAAGGACTATCAGCGACAGCTGGAGGAGTTGAACTCTACAGTATACGCTGAAATGCAGTCTGGGGGTGATAAGCCTTCCGAGGCCTCTCTAAGCCTTCCTAAGCCTGGGGAACAACCTGTGGGAGAGGAAGGTAATGAAGCCTTACTGGGCCTTTCTAAGCCGACTAAGCCATTGGGTGAGAAAGAGACTACGCCTGTGGGTGAGAAAGAGACTATACCTGTGGGTGAAGAGCCGGTTGCTACTTTTGCGGACGGTACGCCTGTGCCGATGATGAAGGACTCGAAAGGTCGTGAGACTGCTGACTACTCGCAGATGACGGCTGAGCAGGGAGCTGAGTGGATAAAGACACGCTTCGGAGAGAATGCGGACGGCTTTGTGGACGGACGAATAAAGCGTGCGGAGAAGGCTGTAAAGGCTGCCGAGAAGATGAAGGTGGATTTTTCGGGCGAGGAAGAGGACGTTGCAGAGGCTTTGGCGTCAAGAAAGGCAGCTATAGAGAGTGCCGAGAAGAAACTCAACTACTTTACTGCCGTGAAGAACGTGATGAAGCAAACCAAGGCTGCTGAATCTGCTGCTGGTGGCGAAGGAGCTACGGGCAACAGATACGAGCAATGGCGCAAGGACGGCTATCATATTGGCGAGGGCGGTGTGAGATATGACCGTCAGAAAAAAGAAGACATGACGGGTGTATATGGTAAGGATGTGAAGGTGGACTTTACTCCTACTGTAGGCGTGAACGGTCGTGCCAAGGTGGTAGAGGTAGACAGCGTACAGGCGAGTCATGTGAACGGGCAAGTGAACCCGATGCACTTCGGCCCCGATTGGCAACCTAAGGACAGAACGGACATTGCTTCGAAGACAGGACAAGACAAGGCTCTTGCCAACTTTGACCCGGAGAAGATAACGGGCGACGGTAACGCATTTATCGGCAGTTCGCCAAGTGTGAACGAAAGACACGAGACAATACAAGGCAACAACCGTGTGGAGATACTACGCAGACTGTATGACGAGCAGCCGGAAAAGGCAGCGCAGTACAAGCAGTGGCTGATTGACCATGCAGAGGAGTACGGTCTTGACGCAGCAGAGATAGCCAAGATGAAGAAGCCGATACTTGTAAATGAGTTGCCAGTGGACGACGCAAAGGCATTGGAGCTTGGACAATACAGAGCGAGCGACTTTGAGAGCGGTGGCAAGGAGCTACCGAGAACAAGCGTTGTGATAAACCGCCTGGGCGACAAGATGCAGAACGTAGCCAACATTATGTTGAGGCAAGGTACATTGCCAGAGGACGCAAAGATGAGCGACCTTGTATCGCAGAACGCTACCAAGGTTTTTGATTACCTTGTAAAGGAGGGTGTAGTGTCGGCTACAGAGGAGCAGACATTACGCAAGGACAGCACAGCCATGAGGCAATGGATGGGAGAATTGCTGAAGACTGGACTATTTGAGGGCGACAAGGAGACAGAAGCGGCATTCAACCAGTTGTCCGACAACGCACGTAGAGCCGTGCTTGCCACATATCTGCGTGACGCGAAGAGTGGTGACGCTGCAAAGATAAAGCAGAATTTGCAACGTTCGTTTGAGGCATACAGCAGAATGATGAACAATCCAGCCTTTGTAAATGCCAAGAACGTGGAAGAAGCGCGTGCAGCTGTATCGGCAGAAATAGAAAAAGGCAATAATTCTTTGTTTGGAGAGGAGCCAGTTAGAGAGTTATTTAGTAACTTTGAGCTCGAACTTGCAGTATTGTACAAGGGACTGAAAGACCAAAAGACACTTACGGGTCTCTTGAACAAGTATTTTGACGCTGTGCAGGGCGACAAGGTTAGCAACAGACAGCTTGAAATAGGCGAGGAGCCACGTGAGGCAATCAGCAAGGAGGAAGCTTTGAAGGAAGTGTTCGGCTTGCATGAGTCGAAGCCAGCTGAAACACAGAGGCAGGTGGACAAGGCTATCAAGATTGTTGCCACGGAGATAACCAAGAAGACTGGTATTGAGGTGGTGACGGACGAGAAGGAGGCTGAGGAGGTGATCCGTGAGAGCGAGGAGACCGATTCGAACTTGAAGTATCACAAGGAGACTGACGAGGCTACGCTTGAAGAATTGGAGAATGGCGAGACCGTGAAGGTTTACCGTGCTATGCAGGTGATAGACGGCAAGCTCTATCCTCCTATGGCAGCTGCCGTGAACGGCAAGCGTGTGGAGGCAAACGAGCTTGGCACATGGATTCGTGCAGACGAGAACCCCGACCTTGCTATTCCCGATATTGACCCGAAGACCAAAGAGCAGAAGGTAGACAAGAAGACGGGCGAACTGAAATGGAAGTTCAAGCTCGACAAGGGCGGCAAGGACGCGACTGGCAAGAAGGCTACAGACATTCCTGCTGCATACAATCCGTACTGGCACACATCACGCTCGCCGTTGAACGACCAGTTCAAGTCGGCTTGGATTCGCCCGAACATCGTTGTCGTGGAATGCGAGGTTCCAGTGAGCGAACTGAGCAGCGGTTATCGTGCGGAGAGAGCAAAGGATGCCGTGGGCGAAGTGGACTGGAAGAGTGGCGTTGTGAGTGGCGAGGTGTACAAGCAGACTGGACGCGCAAGAAAGGTTATCCTCTCTCGTTGGTGTAAGCCAGTGAGAGTGTTGTCGGACGCAGAGGTTGCACAGAGAGCCAAGGAGTTTGTGGGCGACGCTAAGGTTGAGATACCCGAGAACGTGCTGACACCAAGACAGCGCATAGAGTTTGAGAAGGCAGGCTTCAAGATTGGCGCACCCGAAAAGGGCGTGAAGAAGTCGGACCAGATACTGGAAGCCCTTAAGAGAGGCTTGCAGATTGATAATGAAATCAAGGAGCATCGCAGCCGTTGGGCAGGTGGTGAAGTAGTCGGTATGAAACAATTACCCGATAAGCTACATACCGACCCAGATATGTTGTGGAATGAAATATCGCAGTATCATGGTGATTACATCACGCGTAAACTTGAAAAAGTCCCAGAAGATGGTACGGTAAAATTCTTCTCCGCTCATGATGGCAAATGGTATTTCTACAGTGTCGATAAGAATCATACTATAACTCTTTTTGACGCTGTGGAGGCATCAAGAGAGAATTATGAACTATTTAAAGACAAACTAAAGAAGTATGGATTTGACGGCAACACAAAAACTGTTCGTGATGGTATGCAGGAGGTTGGATATACCGGACGAACAGATAGCGATAAGTATGAGTCTTTTCTCGCAGCAGGAGTACAAAGAGGTGATAGGATTCGGGCTGGAGCGTCTGAACGCAACGAATACGATAACCGACGTGGAATGGCTGGAGAAACTGACGGAACTCAACTTGAAGGCAATTCGGAGAAGCAGGGGGAAGTAAAGTATTTCCGTACTGCCAATGGCGAGGTGTATGGCTTTACTGACGGTGAGAAGATTTATCTCGACACGAAGAAGATGAAGCCAGAGACACCGCTGCATGAGTATGCGCACTTGTGGTGTGACATGCTGCGCCGTGTAAATCCCAAGGAGTGGGAGAATGTGAAGAAGCTCTTCGACAAGGTGGAAGGTCTGAAGGATGAGGTGCAGAAGCTGTACCCCGAACTGGAAGGCGACGCCTTGTATGAGGAAATGATAACAACCTACTCGGGACGCGAGGGAACGAAGAAGCTTGAGGACGTGGTGAGAAAGCTTGCTGCGGAGGAAGGCAAGAGCGTGACTGAGAGCGCGAAGGCACAAGGATTCTTAGCAAAGGTGAAGGAGGCTCTGACAAAGTATTGGAAGGGCGTTGCTGATGTGCTTGGCATTCACTTCACTACGGCTGAGGAAGTGGCAGACAAGGTGCTGGCAGACTGGGCAAAGGGAGTAGACCCGAGGGAGAGTGAAAAGGGAAGAGGGAAGAGTGAAGAATCCGATACTAAGGTTGAGGGTAATGAGCCTTCCGAAGCCTCTTTGGGCATTCCTAAGCCATTGGGTGAGAAGGGCGCTGCTGAGCAGGAGGGTGTGGAACCTTCGAAGACAAATCCGTTGGCTTGGTTGGCGCATACTGCAGAAATGTTCAAGGACGAGCAGGTGCAGAAGGCTAAGGACGGACTGGTAAAGGCTAAGGAGAGTGGCGACGCTGAAGATATAAAACGTGCTACCGCCGATATGAAACAGGCGATGGAAACTAAGCTGAGAGGAAACGGTATCGGCTTAGTGGAGCGACGCAGGATTATCGGCAGGGAGATTGGAAAGATTCTTGGCGAGGAAGCAGGTAAGGCAGAAGCCGAGAAGATAGACAAGCCTTGGGAACAGATGGACTTGGAGGAACGGGAAGCCGTGTCGTCGAAGAATCCTCTTACGGAAACAGAGATAAACGAGCTGACTTCTGAGGAGAACAGAGAATTGATACCTGCCGCACTCGCATACTTGCGTGGCGACAAGGGCAATATTATAAACGCAATTTCTTACTTTAAAATTTGGAACGATGTTAGAAGTAGACATGAGAATGTTCCCGATAATAGCGGAGCAAAAGACGGAACACAGCTGGATGCTCCCGATACTGGAGGCAGCCAAGAATTGGAATTGGGACGAGGACGAGAAAGCGGAAGACCTGATGGATCAGTGGATAGAGGAGCAGGCAACGAAGCTGCACCCGGAGAGCGAAATGGCAGAGAGGGTAATCAGAACGACACTACTCTATCTGCTGGAGAACAAGGCAATAAGCAAGGTGAAGGAAATACATCCAGAATGGGCACAGTTCCTGCCAGAGGTTCTGACACCCGAGGAGGCGGTAGACTTGGCAATGAGGGAAATGTACCTAAACGAGGAGGACAAGGCGGCGGCAATAGACCTCTTGACCCGAATGCAGGACGGAAGCCTACAGCCAAGCAAGGAACTCATTTCCCAGATAGTACATCTGAGCGACTAAAGCAAGAGCGAGCCGAATACGAACAGAAGAAAAAGGACTTCTGGGAAAGATGGAAGAAGGCAGGACAAGGATATATGAAGATTTCCTTGACTCCCTTCAAGGCGCTGAACCTTTCGCCCGAGCAGATAGAAATGCTTCCCGAGTTGTTCAAGATGCACCTTAATGGAGCTGTGCTGAAAATAAAGGAAGGCATCTACAAGTTCAACGAGTGGAAGGCAGCTATGCGTGCCGAGGAAGGCGAGGAGTTGAAGATGATAGGCCTCAGCGATGATGATATTGACAGATTCATCGAAGACTATTGGAACACTCCTTACCAGATGGACGGTGAGACCCATACCATCGGTGAATGGGCAGGCATCCACGGAAACGAGAAGCTGAGAAACAAACTTTCAGAGCCTCTGAACGACAAGTATCAGAGACAGGTGGATGCCGAGCCTATCAAGGTGAAGATAGGCGACAAGAAGAATATCGAGGAGACTCTGCCTTATCTGCTACCCCAACAGCAGGAGGACGTGCTGAAAGCGGAGACGCAGTTCTTCGGCAAGGAGCACGCGGACAGAGAGCACGCCTACGGCAAGGGCTACATGTTCACCAATGGCACGGGTACGGGCAAGACGTTTACGGGACTTGGCGTTGCCAAGCGACTTGTGAAGCAAGGCAAGGGACGTATACTTATTGTAACCCCGAGTCAGAAGAAGGTGAGCGACTGGATAAAGGACGGACGCAACCTGAATATGGAGATTCGCGACCTTGACAGCATAGCCAAGGAGCGTGGCACTACTGCTACTACAGAGAGCGGTGAGGGCGTAGTGATCACTACATTCGCCAACTTCGGCGTGAATAAGAAGCTGCTGGAAACCAAGTGGGACGCTGTGATATACGACGAGAGCCACCGTATCATGGAGAACAAGAATGGTACGGAGACGGCACGCAGTATGCAGCACTACATGGTGACGAACAGAAGCGAGAACCATTGTTTCTTGAGATTGCAGGAGACGAACAAGGACTATCAGAAGATGAAAAGCCTTGGTGAGCGGTTTGACGCTGAGCGCGGCAAGGAAGTGAAACGTATACAGGACGAATACAAAGCGAGTCACCCGAGCGCGACACCACGTGACGTAGCTTATGCTACAAGCAGAATGTTGCCGAAGGAGATAAACGGATTTACTCCTGGAGATTATGCCAGCTTCCCGAAGCTTGGCAAGATACACGCCGAGTTTGTGAAGGCATTGAGCCATTACACAAACGAAGTGGAGCCTAAACTTAAAGCGCAGGCAAAGAACGAGTGGAAGGACACGAAGACAATCTTCCTCTCGGCAACACCGTTCAACACCCGTGAGAACCTTGACTATGCGGAGGGTTACATCTTCAAGTATCCCGAAGTGGAAAAGGGCGGAAGAATTAGCGGACGCACACAGTTCTATCTTGACCACTTTGGAGCTGCATATAAGTTCCGCTACAACAGACTGGAGCAGAGCACGAGCAACCCCGAGGCTGTAGCCAAGCAGGAGATTGAGTTCTCGGACTATCTGCAAGATACGTTAGGCACTATGAGCGGACGCATCATAGACAGTCCGTATGACTATTCAAGAGACTTCCCGACTGTGTCTCCCGACCATGCAGAGGAGTTCAACCAAGCTGTGCAGGATGCCGTAAGAGGACACGGAGTGTTGGCAGACGCTTACCGTAGGACGATAGGCGACTATAATTATGGCAGCGCTCTGTTTGAGACTATGAAGGTGGCAAACATCATAGAGCGCATAAAGGCACACTTGGATGCAGGGCGCAAGGTAGTGATATTCCACAGAAGAGTGGAGACAAAGGAGCCTTTGAAGCCGCCGTTCGCCTCGATGCTGGAGCAGGCAAACCGCTCGATTGCGTTAATGAAACCAGGCGAAGAGCAGAAGAAGGCGATACAGGCTGTGAAGGACTTCAGAAAGAAGTATGCCGACTTGTTGGAGTGGGAGCAGACACTGGACTACAGCATGCCGAGAGAGCAGATAGCCAAGGTGTTCGGCAAGGACAAGGTATTGTTCTTCAGTGGAAAGGAAAGCACGAAGGCGAAGGACAAGGCAGTGGACACCTTCAATAGCGACGATAGTGGCAAGAACATCATCGTGATACAGGAGGCGAGCGGAAAGGAAGGTATTTCGCTGCATGACACTACGGGCAAGCATCAGCGTGTGTGCATTACACTGGCGTTGCCTCAGAGTCCTATCACAGCATTGCAGATTGAAGGACGTACCTACCGTATCGGCAACAAGAGCAACGCCATATTTGAGTACCCGATATTGGGACTTAACTCAGAAATGATGCTGTTCGGACAGAAGTTCAACAACCAGGTATCGACAACTGAGAACCTTGCGCTTGGCAGTCAGGCAAGAAACCTAAGGGACAGTTTCGCCAACGGTATACTGGAGCATAGCGGAGTGGTGCCTATCGATCAGCAGGGCGTAGGCGGCAAGGAATTTGACGCGCCTAAAGACCAAAGCACAGACGGATTTGACAATGCTGTGCTTGACTACTACTCTAACCAGAAGCTGAACTCTCGCAACCGTGAGGGTGTGGACTACTTTCCAACCCCGGAACCATTGGGCTACAAGATGATGGAATGGGCGAATATGGGCGAAGGCGATACAGTGTTGGAGCCGAGTGCTGGACACGGTGCTATAGCGAGATATGCGCCTAAGGGCAATCAAATGGTAGCGATAGAGCCGAGTCAGAGCCTGTTCACCAAACTACAGTTGAAGGCAGGAGGACTGGGCCGAAAGTTCCAAAACACCATATTCGAGAACTATGACATCAGCAACAAGCACGACGTTGTGGTGATGAACCCGCCGTTCGGTACGGCAGGAGCGACAGCCATTGCTCACTTGGGTAAGGCATTCAAGCACTTGGAGGAAGGCGGTCGTGTTGTTGCTCTCATACCGAGAGGTTCGACAGACAAGAAGTTTGAGAAATGGATTGAGGGCGAGAAGACCGCCGTAATGCGTGCGGAGGTAGAGCTGCCCGACATCGTGTTCAAACAGGCAGGTACTAATGTTGTCTGCCGTGTGGTAGTAGTGGACAAGATAAGCAACGAGGCTATGCGTGCCAAGGCTGGCAGTGTGGAGAAGTGGAACTTGGGCGGACACTACGACAAGATAGAGGATTTCTTCGAGGATTTGCGCGACGTGGAAATGCCTGACCGTATTATCGACACGAAAGCGATAATGATGAAGAAGAGCAAGCAGACCGTGAAAGACTTGAAGGAGTTGAAGGACGCAAGGGTAGACTTTAACGAGGGCGGCATCAACGTGCGCGTTAGAGGCGACTGGAAGGACTATTCCATTCCGTTTGACATGGATGGATATAGTGCCGAGCAGAAGAAGAAATTCCTTGCCAGTACGTACGAGACCTTTGAACAGCAGGAACGTCAGACAAGAAACGAGACGAGCCAGGCTGTGCTTGCGGAGCTTAAGAAACTGACTTGCAAGTTGGCTGACATGACCGAGGAGGAAATGCAGCGATACTTGAAGAAGAAGTACGAGGGCAAGGGTGTGATGTACAGACTCGAGCATGCTGCCGAGGTGTATAATAAGGCGAAGCAGCATTACCGTATGGAGCTTGGCAACACCTTCTCAGACAGCAAGGAACACTTTGACGCTGTGAGAGACAGAGCTGTGGAGGAGAAAGGTATCGTTATGCCTAATCTGAATAATGAGAAGGTGAAGGTTGTAGAGGTTGAGAAATCTCCCTTTGGTAACAATATTGAAACTTCTTTGAAAAATGCCAGGGAATGGGCAAAAGAAAACCTTGTAACAACGGGAAAGGCAGAAATGCCTACTATGCGCGATGGCACACCTTATACTATCAGCAAAAGAGCTGTTGAAAAATATCTTTCAGAAAGTGCTGTTCGTAAAAGTGAGAATCTTGATATTCATCTTTCCGTCCTTCCAAAGCTTACAGATGTTATACATGAGAGCATCGAGGCTGAGATTCACGCAGATTATAAGAAGGGTGAAGACGGAATACGCGGTGTAGAGAATGGATATGGAGAAGGAGTTTTGGTGCATAGACTTTATGGCGCAGTAGAGATAGACGGTAAGATATACCGTGTGAAGACTACTATGCAAGAGTTTAGAGGAGGGGAAGAAAACAAACCTCATAGCTATGAGGTAACAAAAATAGAGCTGCTTGACTCCCCTGGAAAGCGAGAAAATCCCGACAGACCACCTTCGGATGCATCAAACAACTCTAAAAATATAACGTCGGAAGGTTCCGAGAAAGCGAACGAATCCGACAGTCTCCCTTTGAACAGTGCAACCAACGGTTATATTTCAACTGCAAAGTTACTGCAAGGAGTTGAGAAATCTTACGATTCGGGCAAGAAATTGCTTGGTGAGAGTAAAGATTTAACAGATGGTGAGACTTTGTTTAGGAAAGAGAGTGATAAGCCTAAGAGTGGCAATAAGCTTAACGAAGCCTCTTTGAGCCTTTCTAAGCCTTTGGGTATTGGTGGCGGCTCTAAGCCTTTGGAAGGCAGGATTGCTGAGACTGTGGAGAAAGTATCGAAGAAGACTGGCGGTAAGGTGAAGATGGTGAATGCGGTTGAGGAGATTGGCAACGAGCAGGTGCGCCGTGACATTGAGAACGGCAAGCAGGTGACGGGCTGGTATGACGAGAATACTGGTGAGGTGCATCTTTATATGCCGAACATTCACGATGCTTACACTGCTGAGAAAACCGTTTGGCACGAGACCGTGGGACATAAGGGCATGAGAGGATTGCTCGGAGACAAGTTCAAGGACTATATGAGAGGTCTTTGGATGGACTTGGACAATCCGGTGAATGCTGAACTGAGAGCCTATGTGAAGGAACGTATGGGCAAGGACTCTATGGGGTTCTATGACGCTATAGAGGAGTTCATAGCCGAGAGCGCCGAGAAGGGCAAGGGCGAACCCGGGTTCTGGAACTACATCAAGAACAAGGTGACGGACGCTCTGCACGAGATTGGCTACAGAATATCGCCTAACGTGAAGGACGTGAAGTATATGCTGTGGCTGGCGAAGAACGTACAGAAGAAAGGCAATGATCCGTGGTGGAAGATGAGGGCTGATGCCGTGAAGTGGAAGATAGAGCACGAGAATGATTTTTCTATCACGGAAGAAAACGGTATGTTGTATGACAACAACGGCAAGAAACATGGATTGTTAGACCTCAACAAGAAAGATTTTGACGAGGCAACAGACGGACGTGTACACTATAGAACTTCACCAATGGCTGCATCGAAAATAGAGGAGTATAACAGACGACTTAGTACGAAATGGTATGCTTTCAGGGAGAGTACCGTGGACGACATGCAGTCGTTACAGGAAGCCATGCAGATAATCTCGGGCGTGAAGGATGCTTATACAGACATACCTTCGGCTTTCAATCCGTTGTTATGCCATAATAGAATGGGTAGTATGGTGATGCAGATGTGCGAAAGATACGACAGAGAATGCACAGAGCCATTAGGTGACGCCTTCAAGAAAGTGGTGTCGGCAATGCCCGGCAAGGACGGAGCAGAGCAGACACGAAACGCCAACCTCTACTTTATAAAGAAGCACGGACTGGAGAGAAACCGTGTGCTCTTTGTAAGAGACAAGATAAGAGAAAAGAGAGAAGTGAAGAGTGAAGAATCCAATAGTATTGATGCTTTGGAGGCTGCTTGGAACGGCGAGAAGAGCGACCTTGGACAGAAACTGCGTTCGGGACAGATAGACCTGAGAGAGTATTACCGTCAGATGGACGAGTGGATTGTGCAGAACATCGACAAGGACTTCAAGGCAGAGGAGCATGACTATTCGGGTATGCACGGAATCTATGACGTGAAGAAAGGCGAGGAATATGACGATGTCAACGTTATAGACGAGGTGATGAGCACGGAAAGCCAGCTTGGGGCAGACTTGGTAAAAAGCTTCTGGGATGCCAAGAAGAAAGCTACCGACTTCACTATAGACCAAGTGTATGCCAACGGATTTAAGGATAAAAAAGAAAGAGACCATTTGAAAGAAATGTTCGACTGGTATGTTCCATTGAGAAAATTCGATGATACAGTTGCCGAAGATGTGTATGGCTACATATCGGGCGGCGACACAAAGAACAACATTGGCTCTGTGATTGAAAAGGCAAGAGGACGCGAGAGTCTAAGTGACGTAAACGTGTTGGCACAGATTTCAGCCTTGGCAAAGTCTTCAATAATAAATGGTGGCAAGAACGTGGAGAAGCAACACTTCATGCGCTTTGTGGAAGTCTACGAGAAGGGCGACGCTAAGGACAGAATATTTGTGGAGATTCAGCCTTGGGTAGAGAAGCATACCGTTGACGGTAATGAGGTATGGGAGGAAGTAATGCCGAACATTCCCGAGAACTCAACCCAAGAGCAGATCAACGAGATATTGAACACCTTTGAGACCACCATGAAAGCGAAGCAAGCAAAAGGCGAGGCAAAGATAGCGAGAAGGAAAAGCGAGATTGGCTATAAGTTTGAGCGCAGCAGCGACATGAACCAACACATAGTTAATGTATATGTAAACGGTAGAGTGCGCAGATTTGTTTGCCAGGGAAATCCAAGAGCAGCACAAGCTATTAATGGATTGCTCAGAGACTCGGGCATACGAAATTGGGCAACAGAAAAGTCTGCAAAAATGAACAGAATATGTGCACAATTAAACACTTCGCTTAACCCTGACTTTATCTCTTCAAACCTTATGCGAGACTTGACGTTTGCATCGGCCAACTTGACAAAGGAAGGAATGGGTTATACTTGGGACTTCTGCATGGAGTATGCAAAGAACTGGGGGTCTATGGTAAGACGAAAGGATGGCAGCTTTGATGGCGGTTATCTTGGAATGTTCAGACGCTACAAAGAGGGACGCTTGGATACAAATAATCAGAAAGAGCGTTGGTTCAAGGAGTTTATGGACAATGGCGGTGAGACAGGCTTTGTTTCGTTAAAGAAATATGAGGACATAATAAAAGAATATGAGAATCTTGTAAAGACAGGAAACAAAGATGGCGACCGATGGCTTATGAAAAAGCTGAAAGAAGGCGGTGCGCTTGTTGAATTGGCAAACGAAGTAGTAGAAAACGTTGCACGTTACTCTACCTACTGTGTATCAAGAAAGCGCGGTAGAAGCATTGGCAAGAGTATCTATGACGCTAAGGAGGTTTCTTCAAACTTCAACCGTCATGGTTCGGGCGATGCAGTAAAGAGCTTGAAGACTGAGTATGACGGAAAGACGAATACTGCATTCAGAAAGTCGGTAGGATGGTTTAATAGCTACATGAAGAATCAGACCATGTTCTATAACGCAGGTGTGCAAGGCGCAAACCTTTTTGCCAAAAATATTAAACATGCACCAAAGACGGCTGCTATAGCTTTCGGCGCAATGCCTTTTGGACTGAATATTGCAGTTGCATTGCTGAATCAGCTGCTTATAAGTCAAGAGGACGAGAAGAAACGCAATGGCATGAAGAACCCATACGCGGAATTGCCAGAATGGAAGCGTCGCAATAACTTGTGCATCTATTGGGGAGGCGGTAAATTCAAGACAATACCTATGGGTATAGAGCTTAGAGCTTTCTATGGCTTGGGTGATATTGCTGCCGGATACATGGTGGATGAAAGTCTAAAGAGTGACACTCCTATAGGCTTTGATGTCATCGGACAGATGGCACAGCTTGTTCCTGCCTCAGACTTCTTAGGACATCATTCTCCGTCGAGTGGAATAAAGGAATCGCTCGAAGACGTTGCTCTCTCTCTGACTCCGACTGTAGCGAAGCCTGAATTAGAACTTGCTTTCAACAGAAACTGGACGGGCAGGCCTATATATCGTGACAAGGATTATCTTGATAGAGCACCAAGATGGAAGAGTGCCTACGACAACACAAACGATGTATATATGACTATCAACAAGTGGGCTAACAAGACCTTCAACGGTATCGATGATACGAACGAGGACTTGAAGGGTAGTGGCATGATGGCTGATGCTGCGGACTTCTTTACAGCTCCTTATGGATTGCAACATATTGTGGAAGGTTATACTGGTGGAACAGGTGCTACGATTGGTAGAACCTATCAGACGGGCAAATCACTTGTAAATGGTGTCGTGTCGGGTATTAAGGATGATAAGGACTTCAAAGAAGGCTTCAAAAAGGAATGGAAGAATGTCGCCCCGAACTCTATACCATTCTATCGTGTATTCAACTACACTCCGAAAGAGGGCAATGACATGCAGCGTACCAAATCAAAATGGTATAACTATGTCAACGAGCTGGAGCAGTTGAAATACAACAAGCGACAGCTGAAGACCAATACTTCGGATGTTGTAATGAATATCCATAATGCTGCTACTAAGTATAAGCTCTCGAAAACCAAAGAAGGGAAGATGCTTAAGATATACGAGGCTGCTGATAAGTATATTACGGCGAAGAACAAACTTCTGAAACGAGCGAAAGACCAAACTGTGATAAACTCAATTAACGAGGACATCAACAGAAAGATGCAGGAAGCTGTTGCTGATTTAGATAAGATTAGTGATGATTGAGAATGAGAGTGTGAGCCTAACTAAGCCTTCTTAAGCCTCTCTGAGCCTTTGGTGATTAGGGTTATTAATTGCTAAGTATTGATTATTAGTGTTTAATTTTGATACGCAAACTTGGTTATGTGGCTAAGTTTGCGTATTTTTGTATCGAAAACCAACAGCCTTATGACCAAACAGAATTATGATATAACCCGTATGCAGCGCGAAGACTTGGCAAAAGCCTATCGTGACGTATATCCCAAGTGCTGGAGCCAGCAGGAGGTATGGGACAAGATAGCGAAGCATCCTGCTCCACGTTATTACGTGTCAGCGAAGGAGGCTTACGAGAAGCTGCGAAGGATGGTTGTGGGTGACTTCTCGATTGTGGACGCATTGGGCAGCAACAAGCAGAGGCTGTATTACTCGCTGTTTGAGAGGATGCAGGAGCTGACTCAGAGAAAGGAGTATATAGGCAAGTCGCTGTGGTTTCTATGCCCTATTATAGTATCACAACCAGCGCCGGAGTTCTTCATGGCTCCCCGCACGATTAAGGACACGTTTGTCAAATGCAGACTTTATGGTAAGGATTTCAGACATGGCGAAGTGTATGGCAGTGGACGTAAGAGTAAAGCTGCTGCTGACAACGCTAAGCGTCGTGCTGCTGACGGCAGGCAGTAGACTGGAGGGTTTCAGTGCGCACGGCGGACTGCTACCTCACTTCACTTATAGTTTTCTGCATGCGAACGTGTGGCATATGGCAGCGAACCTGTTTGTGCTATGGGGCGTGAGACAGCGCATGAACGTAGCGGTAGGCTATGTGATAGCCGTGGCTGCGAGCTGGATGCCGATGTGGGCGGACAAGCCTACTGTGGGTATGTCGGGTATGCTGTTTGCGATGTTCGGTATTATGTGGGGCAAGACTGGAAGATGGAGGGAATACTTGAAGGCAGGAATGCCTGTGATATTGATAATGATGCTTATACCAAACGTAAATGGTTTGCTACATTTGTACTGCTACATATTAGGTTTTGTGTTTTCGTTTTTAAGATTTAAGGTTAGTTAATTGAATACTTTTTTCATTATTTGGGTGCTGTCGCCGTGAGGTGCTGGCACCTTTTTTTATCTTATCTTGTTGGTGAAGCGTGGGGTGAAGTCGATGACTGTGCCAGCGAAGGTGTCAGACGCTGAGATATTGGAGAGAGTGTAGCGGAAGCGGTAGTACTTCCATGGCTTGCCGTGGAGGGAATACAGCCTGTTCCAACTATGGCAATCGTTGGATGCCCAGACTGTCAGCTTGAGAGTTCCGCCAGCAGAGTTGAACAGATGGACTATCTGATGGATGGTCTTGAGCTGTATGGACGAGCCGAGTTTGAGGGGGCGTGTGGTGAACGTACCGGAATACGTCTGAGTGTCGGCTTGGGCAACAGGTATCTTGCTGAAGGAATAGACGTTGTTGCTGGAGTCCTGTAGGAGCGTGTCGGGATAGTTGGACACAGCTCGCTGTATGCGCTTAGAGCCGAGGGATATGGTGGCGAAGGTTCCGTCAAGAAGATTATAGACGTATGCGTAGTCGTAGCTGACGTTGTAGATGAACAGCAGCGAGTCGCGATAGTCGTAGGCGAGGAATGCCTTGCGCACGAAGGTAAGGAAGCTGTCGGTAGCGTCAGAGTACGGCGGATTGGCTCCCGAGAGTTGAGGACTGACGCAACGTACTGTGCCGCCAGATACAGCCATGAGTCCCTTGTCGGAGGTGAAGTAGACGACATTGCCCGTGGGCGTTATTGACTCGGGATTGTTGCAGACTTCGCGCGAAATGGGATAGGATGCGGAATAGAGTCCTTCGGAGTTGACGGAAAGTCCGTATATGCCTTCAGTGGTGAAGACGATGAGCGGATATTGTCCGAACTGTCCCTGTGAGATAGGCTCGGTGTTGGCAGCGATGCCGAGTATAGAGCCAGTGCCTACGGTGTTGTCGCCCGATGCCTGGAAGACGAAGGGGTTGTTGACAACGGAGGTGAAGATTTGGGAGTCGAGGACTTCGTAAGAAGATGTGGGGGAGGGTGTAGATCCGGACGAAGTCAAACGGTCGCGTGTCGGCAAATAAGGGAATGCGTATGCACCGTTAAGCATCGGGTGACGTTTAAGGGGCATTGTAACGGCATGACCTCTATCGTCATATACAACAGCTTCATAAGCATTAGGGTCGGGATAGAAGAACCACGATACAGCCGTGTTGGGATAACGCTGAGACATAGGGGACGGTGACTTGACGCATGTCTTGGCCGTGGAATTTATCTTTACGTAATAGCCAATATGCCTTCTCGTATCGTTAGAACTCTGTTCGACACCAGAGCACGTAAGGAACGGGAATCCGTCGAAGGGCTTGCGCTTAACACCAATCATATTGATACGTCCATTATATGTGATAACCTTTTGTGGTATCATCTTAGTCCAACCGTAATAATCGTCAACCGTCAGTTGTTCTTGTGATGTGAGATTTGCAACAGTGTTAGGGGCGATGTACGGCTGAACGAATGTCCCTTCGTGGGATAGTATGTTAGCGGAAGCTATGTCTACGGAGAATAGTTTGAAGAACTGGCTTTTGCCTACAAGCTCGTCAATGATTTGCTTCTCGGATTTGTATGTAGGGTATATAACAGAACGAGGTTTGTAGCCTGATGAAGTAAACTTGTATTCGTCTGTAACCGAAATTGAATCGGCTCCGAAAATGGATGCTGGCTTGGCAATGCGATTAACAAACGTCTTATCGGTTATTTCATTGGGGAGAAGGATGCTGTATTTGCCATCGAGTTCGAACGGAATAACATCGTCGGAAGCAAAAACAACAAATTCCTTGACAATATCCTTCCAATCAGAAAAACCATTAGCTTCAGTAATACGGTATTGCAACGGTGCATAGTAAATCTTATATATGAAATATACGGGGAATCCCAAAACACCCGTTGTCTCCTCGTATGCCCCTTTGTCTTTATTGTAAAATGCTGGCGTAAAGCGGCAGTTGCGGCTAATCGTAGGATAACACGCAATGGGCGCTGTGATGCGAGCATAAGAGCCGTCGTAAAGACGCAATGCGCAACGTACAAAGAAAGGGAAAGCAAAGAAATTCTTCTCCTTGACACGTGCGATACGTGCAGCGACATGACCTTGAATAGCGTTTCTGAGGTCGTCCTTCTTTTCTCCATCTGCTTTTGGTGTATAGCCCATAAAGTCGTATTTACCAGCAAGCGCTGATCCCTCAGAATAAGATGTGAAATTACCGCTGGAATCGTAATTGGCTTTGTAGTACTTGACATCTACAAAGCCGTCCATGGCGCAAGGCATGGTCTCGCCAAGTTCGTCCATTGTTGCAGCAGGGAATTGCGGGTCGAAGCGATATGTCGGCAGTTCTGTGCCGAGGTCGACGTAAGAGCCTTCCTTGAAGAGTATGTAATGCAGTCCGCTACTGGTGGCTACTACAAGGGTGTTGCCTACTGAGGAAATGTCGTAGACCATTCCGACCGAGAACGTTCCTTTGTCTTCGGTGATGGCGTTGTCGCTGAGTGTGCCACAATAGAGGTGGTCATGTCCGTCGTAGGTGATGGCGTTGGTATAGTCGGCACCTTTGTGGATATAGAGCAGTCTATTGTTCGTCTGTGCGAACTGCTTTGCCTGTCGTAGGGGTTGCATCTCGCCATTGCGGAAGATAAGGTCGCGTGAGGCGGAAAGTTCGGTGTCGTCGGACAGGAGGTCGGACGGTGAAGTTGTGATGCCTTTGTTGAAAGATAGGGATTTTTGCATAGTGGATTAATTATTTAATGAGCCTTACTGAGCCGACTGGGCCTTTCTAAGCCTTTGGTGAGAGGGGGAGGAGAAAGGCTGTCATTTAGATTGAGGCTTCGGTGCGTACGCCGTCGGAGTGGTGTTTGAGTCCTTCGTCGGTGCGCCAGCGTGGAAGTTCCATTTCGTTGGTGGAGACGTAGAGGGCGATGGCGGTGGACATGAGAACGTCATCGTGATTGCCCGAGCCTTCGATGTTGCCGAGGGAGCCGTCCTCCTTTCGCTCGTATATGCGCAGCTCGTGATACATTTCGGTGTCGGGTTCGTGCCAGAGTCGGTCGTCGACGAAGGCTTCGAGATTGTCGATGAGCCAACCCTTGGTAATCTTATTTGTCTGAAAGCCGTACTTGGCGAGGACGTTGCCAGCGGTGTCTTCGGGAGAGGAACGACGCTGGTAGAGATTGGGATAGTAGTCGGCAATCTCGTTGATGATAGAGCCGAAGTGGTCGCCCTCGGTGTTGTTGTTCTTCTCACGGTCGGCGGTATTGGACTCAATGACAAGCAGAGCATCGTCGTAATAATGAGCGAGAGCAGCAGCCTTCCATGCAAGCACGTCGTGACGGCAATGCCCACGGTAGCGAGCCACAACACGAGGCTTGTCCTTGACGGAGGGCATTATGCCCATACGGTCGAGTACGGTCATGACGGTGTAGTCGGACGTTGAGGACTTGCCACCGATGTCGACGCTGACAACGTAGCGGTCGGAAACACGCAGAATCTGATTGTTGGGCAGGCTCCAAATTTTAAGTTCGCCTTCGCCATCGTCACGAATGGTAATCTTGGAGTCGCGAATGGTGTTGTAAGACTTCTTGCCGGAGGTGACGATGTCGGCAAGGAACTTGGGCTTCTTGACTTCGCCATGACGGAGGTCGTCGATGGAATAGGGATTGAAGACAAGGTTGCCGGAATTGCGGAAAGCCTCCTCCTCGTCGATAGGTGCCTCAGTGGCGCAGAAAGCATGAGTCTTGAACTTGTTGCGGAAATTGCGATACCAGTTGATAGCCTGGAAGCAAGCACCTTTCTCCCACATACGCCAAAAGAACTTGCCCGTCTCGCGAAAGCCTTTAGGACATGTGGAGCGGTCTTTGTTGCGCAGCAGCCACTCGGCAAAAGCCCGAACATCTTCGACAGGCTCCATATCGTTCTCGATGATGAAGCAAGGGATGAAGATGAAGGCATAGGCGTCGTTGTTGGACGGATCCATGGCAAGCTGGCAGCGGTCGTAGAAGAATCCGGAAGCGCCACGGCCTGTAGACTCGAAGACCTCGATATTGTCCTCAATATTATGTATACCGCCAGAGATAGACGAGATAACGCCTTCGGGGTCGTGCTCGGGTGTCTTCTTCCAATAGGCAACCTCGGAATAGTGGGCGCAGTGGAAGTTGTTGCCACGGACGGCATCGAAGTTGTCGAAGGAGGCAACGGTAAGCGTAGAGCGGCGCAAAGCCTTATTGCCGTCGGTGACGATGAAGTCGTCGGGTGAGTTTTCGTAGGGCGAGAGCATGAGCTGTGTGCCCGGGTGTCCGATAGTCCAACCCTTCTGACGCTCAACAGCCTTGCGGTACATAGCCTTAATCTTCTTTGATGTGGACTTGACCTGTGAGAGGACAATGGCATTCCATCCGTCGTGACGGAAGTCCTGCATCCACTTGATGTAGAGCTGCGTGAGCGTAGAGCCACCCCACTGACGAGCCTTAAGGATAACGACACGTATGGCTTTCTTCTCGTGGCGCAGCTTCTCGAAGAGAGCTATGAGCCGTCGCTGTGGGTAGTTAAGGCGGAAGGGAATCATATCGCCCGTGTTCTTGTCCTCAATCTTATCAGTACAGAAAAGGGCGAACTCGGGGTCTTCACGGAAACGTACCTTGAAAATCTCAAATGTGAGGAGAGCGCGTAGCTTCTGCGTGTCGGGCGAGTCTTCGTCGTAGTCCTTGCGGAGAACATAGATAAGAACGTCCTTCAATGTACCGTAGTGCTGTAGGTTCTTGTAAAGGAGGGTGCGCATGCACTCCTTGGGAACGTACATCTTGGGTATGATGAAGTCGGTTATTTCGAGACAGACACGTGACTCAAAATCGTAACAGCCGATGCCTGTCCACGGGTCGTAAGGCCCGTAGATTTCGTTGTAGCGAGATTGGTTTTCGGCTACCAAAGCATCTATGTCACGGTCGGTGATGAGCATTTTCTAATTATTTAATGGGCCTTACTGGGCCTTTTTAGGCCTTTCTGAGCCTTTGGGTGAACTGGGTGATAAGCCTTTCTGGGCCTTTTTGAGCCGACTAAGCCGTTGGTGAAATTTTGGGGTGAGGGCTAATTATTGATTAAAGTCCTTCGTACTCCTTTAGTTCTTCGAAGTCGGCATCTTCGATGCGTGGAACGGGATTGGCACCGATGGCGAGAGGGTCGTCGGTCTTGGTGGTGGATAGTGCCTGTAGTTCCTGGAAGTCCTTGTTGATGCCTACGGAAACGTTGAGCTGTGACTGCTTGGGGACAACGTGCTTCTGCATGTCGTGATAGAGGAGCAGCCATGCCTTGGGGTCGTGCTCGGCAAGTTCGGAGAACAGCTCTTCGAACTTCTCCTGATTGGTAGAGAGGAGGTCGCGAATGAACTCCTTTTGCGCCTTGCGCCCGGCAGGAAGCAGCTTCTTGCGTCGCTCGGATATGAGTGGAATGTCGTCGAGAGTCTTTTGCATAGTGAGGGAAATTTTGAACCTTGATGATGAGCCTTGCTGGGCCTTTCTAAGCCGACTAAGCTGTGGGGTGATATTTTGGGGTGCAATCGCTTTAGAATGGCTTCAGATGCTTATGGACTGTGCCGGGTATGACTCGGCAGGAGAGGGCTCGTATGTTGGTAATGCCTTCTTCAAGGGACTGCTTGCGGTCGATAGTGCGAGGGTCGCGTGAGGAGAGCGTGATGGAGAGATACTCGTATAGAGTGCCGTCAACGACGTACTGATGAATAGCCTTGACAAGGGAGTCGTAGACGGTGGCATCCCAATAGTCGGGCATAAGAAGAGAAATCTCCCGCTCGTCCCACTCCTTAAGGTCGTTGAGACGGGTGACACCTTCGGGTTTGAGAACGAAAGCGGACAGACAATGCTCAACATTGGCTATGTACTTGTCGAACCAACGGAAGAACATAGGACGGTAGGTGTCGGACTCGGACGTGGCAACCTCGGTATCGTTGTGCGCTATACGTGCTGTCCTATCAATCATGCCGGTAATGGAATCAACATCATAGAGGAGCTGGTCGGCCTGTAGGAAAATATGCTTGACGGAGTGTCCGTAAGCACGACGTGGCGGTTGGGGTACAAGCGGGTTGGGGATTGGATTCCATCCCCTTTCGCGTGAAGCCATGTGCGGATGCAGTTCGGAAAAGTCGTGATTCATATAGACATTGTTTTGGGTTAATGCTCTTTGGAAACTATGACTGTAAACTCTGCGTAGACGTTGTCGGAATGGCGAGAGAAGAGGCATACCTTGGAAACGCCAGTGTTAACCGGACGAAGGACGAATGTCTTAGGTTGGGCAGAGCGCACGATGTGTACAATGCCTACGTCTTCGGAACGTGCCTCGATGTCGTCAACAGCACCGCCGTTAAGGCTGTAGGAAACCGTTGCGTCCTCGTCAATAGGAAGCGTGACTTCGCCCCCATTGTCGGAGCCGTCGACCTTGGCAGTGATAGAGGTGGGGAACTTGACGGTGGGGACACGTGGCGCTGAGAGGATGAAGCACTTGCGTATGTCGGATTCGTCCTTGACAAGAGCAGCCTGATAGGGTTCAGCCTGCTTGGCGTTGGTGGTCTTTATCCACCATTGCATCGTAACGTAATCCTCGGCATACTTGGCGCTCAGCCGTGCCAATGTGTCCGTAAGCGTGCCGTTGAACCGATGCGACACCGATAATGTAAACTCCACGATGTCGTCAGTCTTCTCATTGTAGAAGATTGCATTGTCGCCAACGGTCTGAGGTGTAGGCACAAGGTAGTCGACGAATATGGTTTTCAGAGTTTCCAAGGCAGCGTGGAAATCGGAAGTGAACACCCGTTCGTGGAGAGCTTCGTCGCCAGCCGTTTCGCTTGCCACAAGAGCGTTGTTGGCTCCCGCGGTAATCTTGTCCATCTGTCCCTTAAGGAAAGTGGCAGACTGGAACGCTTCACGGACAAGCGACTTTATGATTTGAAATTTGATTATCATAGTATGTACTATTTATTGGTGAAACATCAGTTGCCTGTAAAATCCGTACCGTCGTCGTTGCACATCTTCCCGTTCACGGATGAGTATTCGACCTTTGCCTGCAATGGCGAGGAAATGGTGAACGACTTGCGTATGCGGTCTTCCAAATCCTTCATCATGGCGGCATGTGGTTCGGCCTGTGGCTGCTGTCCTGCTGACAGCCACCACTGATAAGTCATGTATTCCTCGACGTACTGCTGCGAGTAGTTGGCTATGGCATCGGTGAGAGCACCGTTGAAGCGTCGTGATATGACAATGATGATGCTTGCAGAGCCTTCGCTGCCGGAATAGGAAGCCGATATAGAAGAGTCGCCCACCGACTGATGGTTGGGTGAGAAAAAATCGACATAGACGGACTTCAAACGTTCTACGCCTCGCACAAAATCCTTTGCAAGTTTCCGTTCGTGTACGGTTATGTCGCCAGCGGTTTCGTTGTAGCGGAGCTTGTCAGCTCCCTGCTGTGTTGACGAGTCGATAGAGCCCTTGATGTAGGTGTCGCTCTTGACTGCCTCTATAGCGAGTGGTTTGGAAATGGTGAAAGTTATCTTCATAATCAAATTGTTTTATTGTCAATTGCTGTATCCGTCGTTTTTTTCGCTGTCTTCAACTGTTGCAGTGGCGCTTATGTTGTACGCTGAGGAAGAGGTACGAGGCTGCTGTTTCGTGAAAGCCATCTTGACAAGCGAGGCAAGCAGATGTTGGGCATCGGCTGTGTACTTTGGCGCGATGTCGGGTGCGAACATATTGATGACCGACTGCACAGTGCTGGCTATGAGGTAAGACAGCAAAGCTGCCGAGAATGCCGAGTCCAAGCCATTGTTCCAACGGGTGTTGTCAATCTCGAATGTCAGACTTGAGCTTTCCGTGAATGATGTTATTATGGGTGATAGTTCGGCGACGACGATGTGTGCAGCCGACTTGGCGAATGTCGGCATTGCGCTTTCTTCCAATGAAGAGAGCGTAGCCGTGGAGAAAAGGGTTTCGCCCGAGGCTGTCTTGTGATGCTTGCCGATAATGGAGAGTTGCTGTTTGGCGGCAGCGGTGACATCGGATAGGGTAACGGATATTGACATATTGAGTGATTCTTTAATTTACTGGGCTGTTGGTGATGGGCCTTACTGGGCCTTTCTAAGCCTTACTGAGCCATTGATTGAGATTGCTTGATACCTTATTGTTATTGCTGTAGGTATTGCTGCGCCTGCTGGACTGCCTGTTGGTCGGCACCGGGGACGATGCCGTCTTGCGGTGGCTGTTGCTGCATTGCTGCCTGTTGCGCTTCAAGCTCTGCCTGCTGGCTCTGAATGTCCTGCAAGAGACGGTCGGCAAACGGGGCGTTGAGGTTTTGCAGATACTGCACGACATTGATAGCACCAAGTTCGAGGAGCTTGTCGAGCTGGTCGTTGATATTGTTCTGATAGGCAGCGGTGGCAGCTGCGTTCTTGATTGAAATCTTGAACTTGATGTCGCGTGCAGCCATGCGGTCGTACTCCAACGTGGAGGTGTAGTCGCGATTGAATATGATGCGTCCGTCTTCGTAGTACTGCTTGATCATCATGCACTTCTTCTGAGCGACGTTCTCGGTGAACGACTCGATGTCCTTCAGGATTGAGTAAAGTGAGGTGGAGGCATTCTGTGACTCCTGGGCGTAGCGTGAAGCAGAAGTTCCGGCTGTAGGAGTCTTACCCTGTAGAGCACCCGACACATTGGAAACCTCACGGATGAGATTAAGCTCAATCTGTAGGAGTTCGTTGGTGCCGAGATTGACAGCGTTGGACGTAATGATATCGGGGCGTGAGTTGGGCAGAGTAGCCTTTGGGGTGTAGAATATCATTCCGTCGTACTCGGTGGCCTGTTCGGCAAACTGGTCGGGTGTCATACCGTCGAGTACCTGCGTAGGCACAAGCATAAGACCCTTGGCAGAGGAACGTATCGCCATATCGTTCATGATGATAAGGCGGTTGATGTAGCGCTGCTGGTCGATGATATTGCCCATAAACGGATGAATCTCGCCGTTGATGTAGGGATAGAGCTTGACGGTGAAAGGATGGGACTTGAAGTCGTAGGGCGACTCGCCACGGCAGAGGACAGTTCCGTCGGGTGCCATGTAGGTGTAATACCAATACTTATCTGCCACCTTCTTGGCTGTGATATAAGCCCGTTCTTCTGGCGGAACACCCATGAGGTCGTACTGACGCTTGCGCTCGGCGTTCTTGGCGTTGAGCTGGGCAATAAGAACCTTGTCGTCGCACTCGATGCGGAAATAGGCATCAGACTCGTTGGTGGCTATAGGGTCGTAGCACTGATAGCGATACTTCGTCTCGGTAGTCCACGCCTCAATGACACGGACGCAATGGCCACGACGTGACGGAATGTCGAACGAAATGTTAGACAAGTCGTTGGTGTCGTTGTGCAGTGTACCCTCGGTGGAAGCGTCGTCGGGGTCGATATTGAAGATGCGGTTGAGACGGTTGACATCAAGTCCGTACTCGTCCTTGGCAAACTTCTTATAAAGGTCTTCTCTTGAAACGTCATGAAGCACACCGATGAGCGAGAAGTCAAGGTGTCGGGGGTCGGAACCACCCTCCCAGAAGACATAGTTAGGCTCGACATGATCAGTCCATGAGTCTTCAATCTCCTGTTCGCGGTCTTCGTATGACTCACGGCAGACCACTACTCCACCGATGAGATAATCTTCGAGAACGTGCTTGAGAAGGTCTTCCATCTGCGTGTTCTGCCAGTTGCACTGCATTGTGGCAGACATCATATCGGAGAGAGACTGTGAGGAGCGTGTACGTGCGAAGCATACAGGCTCGGTGCCCTGCTTGGCATAGAGTCCGACGATGGTGTTGAGGATGGAGACCATGACGTTGTTGGAGAGAGGAACAGAGCCTTTCTTCTTGAGATATTCGCGCTCGGTATAGTCGTAATAGAACCCGTTCTTGTAGACCCTTACGGTGTCGCCCCACTGGTCGCCGTAGCAATATCGCTTAGCCCGGTCGCGTGCGAGGCGTACAGCTTCAAGATTGTTCCACGCCTGCCAACAGCGCTGCAACAGCCCGTAGTCGGTATTGCTGCCGTGCTCACGTTCCATGCGTCGGCGCACGGAGTCGAACGTCTTGCCCGAGGACGGCATAACACGTGATAATGTGGGTATATTCTTCTGCATATTCTGTATGTAATAACATTGAGTATCAGCGCAAAAATACGTGAAAAACAAGCCCTAAATGCCGTGTTTCGTCCTACAGACGAAAGACGGAAAAACAGTGATAAAAAACTAAGATATTTGCGGTTTAGAAGTCAAATCTAAATTTTACAGAAAGAAAAATGGACGAAGAAAACAAGAACAAGAATGACGTTGCACCCGGACAGGATGCGATGGCACCTCCTGTGGAGGAACGTCCGAACCGCAAGGCTTTTGCGGAGCGGTTCGGCAAGCGTCACAAGGACATTGACTTTGAGGACAAGGAAGCGAGGTACGGTGCGATGAACGATGATGCAGACGCTCTGTCGGCATACGAGGAGAACGGCCGTGCGCTGAGCGAAATGTTTGACAACAACCGCTGGCTTGCAGCAATGGCCATGGACTTGAAGGACAACCCCGACATGAGTCCTATAGAATGGATGGCGAAGCAGGGCATTGACATCGGCGCAGCCTTGGAGGACGAGGAAATGGGCAAGAAGGTAGCCCAGCAGATTGCAGACTTCCAGCAGAAGAAAGCTGACGAGGAAAGCCGCGAGAAAGAAATTGCGGAGAACCTGAAGCAGTCGGCCGACGCCATGGACGAGCTTGGCCTGGACGACGACGGCAAGGCAGACCTGTGGGAGAAGTTCTTCAAGATGATAGGCGAAGCGGAAGACGGCAAGGTGTCGGCAGAGACATGGTCGCTGTTCAAGAACGCGCAGAACTATGACGCTGACGTGGCTTCGGCTCGTGAAGAAGGAGCGATGCAGGGACGCAACGAGAAGATTCAGAACAAGGTGAAGCGTTCGGAGAAGAACGACCTGCCCCCTACCCTTAACACCAACGGCGGTGCTCAGCCCAGCAAGAAGAAGGGCAGCAGCTTCTGGGACGGATTGGTTTAACGAATTATTAATTTAAAATATCAGTAAATGGAAAAGATTATCAAGTTTGTTAAGAGCGGAAGATTTCTCATGTGGATGCTCCTCATGATTCTTTCGGTAGTGACAGGAGGCGCGTCGCTTATGGCTGTAGGTGACGCTGTAGCCCCGCAGATTGGCGACGAGGGCCCAGACCCGGCATCGGCAGAAGAAGCAAAGGCAAACGAGCCAGTGGAGGCTGGCAAGAGTGACCTTAACAGCCCTGGCGGTAAGCAGGATGGTCAGGATTTAACGGGTTCGCAGGCATCATCAACGCAGCTCAAAGAGGGCGGTATGATTGATGAGGAGTGGGACAGAAACATCGTGAAGTTCTATCCATACAAGACTCCTTTGCTCAGTATTGCACGACAGGTGGCAGCTAAGGTTGGTATCAAGAACTGGACTGCCAAGCACATGCGTATCGGCGGTGAGACCCTCGACGGCAAGACAACGGCAGCTATCACTGGTGGCGACACCATCGAGCTGAACTCGACCAACTTCTCGGGTTCGCTGCGTCCGTTCTACAAGTGCTCGACCGTGTACGTGCCCGACGTGGAGGGCTACAAAGAAGGTTCGACAACTGAGCGCGAGGGTATCTTGCAGCTGTACGTAATCGAGTCGAACGGCAAGAAGGTGACACTACAGGCCACCAACGGCAAGGCGAAGAACAACGGCACACCATCGACAGACCTCGACAGCATGACCTGTCCGGACATCCCATCGGGTTCGGTATTCCTCGTAGGCGCAACCGCAGCAAGCGAGTCGCAGCTCATGGTTCCGCCCGAGAACGCACAGCCCCGTGAGAAGGAAGTGTGCGTGCAGAAGAAGTTGCTCAACATTCTCTTCACCACAGACTTTGAGAAGGTGCAGACCAAGGTGCCAATTTCGGTGAACGACCTTAAGGCAGACGCAATCATGAAGTACAACCTCCGTGCAGAGCGTTCGTACTGGCTTGGTACAAAGAAGCGCTTCAAGGTGCTGACCGAGGACGGCGCTGTAGAGGACGTGTATATTGCAGAGGGCATTCTGCCACAGCTGACGAACGCCTACGCTATCGGTGATATTCAGAAGTGGGAAGACTGGATTGCCCTGTCGAAGCTTCAGTTTACGGACTTCGCAGAGAACAACCACGCCTACGTATTCGCCGGCAAGAACTTCATCGAGAACATGGAGAAGATGAAGATTGAGAAGGACGGCAAGAACGACATCATCAACCACGACGAGTTTGACCTCACCTTCAAGCGTATCAAGGACACCTTCGGTACATTCGACGTAGTATGGGACCAGACCCTCGACCTTATGCACATGGAGGACTTCGCCGTAATCGTAGACCTCAAGGCGAGCCGTCGCTACGTACGTGTTGCGAACAAGGAGCGCACGAACGACATGTCGAAGGGTGCGGGTGCTATCCGTGACGCCAAGCGCTGGATTCACGAGGAGGCAGACTGTATCGCCCTGCGCGGTTACAACTCAGTGCTCGTTGGTCCAGAGGAGAAGATTTCGAAGCTCGGCATGACCACGCTTCGCACAATTATCTCTGCAGCCAAGCTCCCCGACACTCCGGCAAAGGGTATGAAGGTGGCGCTTACTGAGGACTACACCGCTGGCGACGTTCAGTACGACAAGGGTTCGGTGTACTACTACAACGGCACCAAGTGGGAAGCCTACAAGGGCCAGGACGTAGCCGCCTAAAAAGAAGTTGTTAATAAAAAATATTGTCCCGACAAGTCCTCGCTGAGCCATTGAGAGCAAGCTCCTTTGCTCAGTGGGGGCTTTTTCATTAAAAAACAGAAACAGATGATTAAGATATACAGACTGAAACAGATTCGCAATAACGTTTCGCACGTACTCGAAGGTGCAGGTGGTAATACTGTGCGCTACAACTTCACTGGTGGCAATGTGATTGCCGGAACATGCCCCGAAATCTCACTGAAGGGAAAGTACTTTCAGGACTTGCTCGAAGCGAGCGAACTGTTCAAAGACGGTACGGTGGTGCTGGTGCGCGAGATTAAGACCTCGGACGACGTAGAGGAAGTCGTGCCGGAAGAGAAGCCTAAGAACGTGGATACGGCAGACTCGGTGACCACTCCCGACGAGCTGCTTGTGTACATCAACACCAACTACGACAAGAAGTTTACCGACCCGAGCAAGGCTCTGGCTTTTGCTGCCAAGGAGGGAGAGGTGTTTGCCAACTTGAACCTGGGGTAAAGGGCGAGGGGCTAATGAGCCTCACTGGGCCTTACTAAGCCTTTCTGAGCCATTGGTTGAAGAGGAGCTATGAGGGCTGCTGACAATCATAGAACATTAACCATTAAACACTATTGGATATGACCGTAGAAGAAATAATAAAGGAAGTGAAATGGTGTGTTGACCACGAGACGAGGGAGGACTCGAAGCTGAATGACGGCGGCGAGGACACCTACATGGACAACATCATCAGGGCGAAGATAAACTATGCTCTGAGGTGGTTGGCTGTAATGACTGGTCAATGCACGAGTAAGGACACGGGCGGTTCGGGAGGGCTGAGCGTGACACAGAATACGGTCATAGCAACGGTGGACGACGTTGGCGAGGTGACGGTGCCTGACGGGATAGCTGCTGCGGACATACAGCGTGTGAGGCTGAGCATATGGTGTAAGGCAGCAAAGCCTGTGGACGACACGAGCGACGACGCGATGCTGATGTTTGACAACACGGCAAAGGGAACGGTAGAACGACCGCTGGCGACCGTAGTACGTGGCAGCACGACAAGAATACTGGTGCAGCCGTGGAAGTCGGGATGCACAGCCGAAATCTCGTATATCGGAACCAATCAGACATTGTCGGGAACACCGGACAACTCAACGAACGTAAACGTATCAGACACTCAAAGAAATGCTTTCATATACTATATCGCTTACCTGCTTCTGGCTGCATATGAAGACCCTGGTGCACAGACTATGCTCAGCATTGCGGTTCAGAGCTTGGGAACTAACACACAGAAATAAGATGGAGACAGTCAGAACAACGTATGATGCCAAGGAACTGGCATGGACGAGCCCTGCACTGAGACTGGAGCGTGACATCTATCTGATGATAAGCTTGAAGAAGAAGGGCAAGGTGGTGATAAGACAGAGCACGGACGGCAAGAAATGGCCACGTGTACCGATAGAGCAACATAAGGACACGAAGGCTTTCTGCCTACGGATGGAGGTCGTGCCGAAAGTGTTGCAAATAAAGATTTACACATCAGAAGAACCGGAGGAAATAAAGTATGCCTACATTTAGAAATGACGAAAAACTGGGAACGAAGGTGCCCTTAATTCAGACGGACGACCTTGCAGACAAGTGTGTGACAGCAGAGAAGCTGGCTGAGGGGAGCGTGGATGCCGTGAAGATAGCGGACGGAAGCATCACTTCGGACAAGATTGCTGCTGGCAGCGTGACAGCTGAAAAGATAGCTGCAGGGAGCATAACGGCTGAGAAGATAGCGGACGGGACTATTACTGCTAACAAGCTGGTGAAAGGTATGTTTGACGGCATTGAGGACAAGCTGAAAGACGGAAGTGTCACTACTGAGAAGCTGAAAGACAATGCTGTGACTGGAAACAAGATAGCTAACGGAAGTATCACTTCAAGCAAGATTGCTGCTGGTAGTGTGACAGCAGAGAAGCTGGCTGATACTGTGGCTACACAGGAACTTACTAATGCTGAAATTGACAAAATGTTTGAATAAAAAAGGAAGGAGGAAGATATGACTAAATACTTGGATAATGAGGGACTGACTCATTTCACTGGAAAGATGAAGGAGTATGCTGATGGTAAAGCTGGTGAGGTGGACAGCAAAGTGACTTCTCATATTAGCGACAAAAAGAATAATCCTCATGATGTGACTAAGGCACAAGTGGGACTTGGTAAGGTGGACAATGTGCAGCAAATACCTTTGAGTCAGAAAGGTGCTATAAATGGTGTGGCTACACTTGATGCTAATGGTAAGGTGCCTGTAGCACAGATGCCTGAGACAAAGACTATAAACGGAGAGTCGATTTTTGGAAAGGGCAATCTACAGCTAAGTGCATCATTGTATAAGATTGTGGATACTTTGCCTACAACTGGTATTGACACCTCGAAGATATATCTTGTGCCAGCAAGTGCTACTACTGCCAAGAACAATAAAACAGAATATATTTATCTTGGTGACCCAAATAAGGCGTATGACGAATCTAAGTGGGAGAAGCTGGGTGATGAGCAAAAGAATACTACTGTAACAACTCCTGGAGGTTCAATAACAGTAGATACTGCTTTTGATACTACATCTTCTAATCCTATAGCAAATAAAACTGTAACAGACAAGTTTGGTCTTGTGGATAAAGCACTTGCTGGTAAGGTGGCACGAGATACCTACGATGCCAAAATGGCTACCATAGATTCAACACTGACAGAACTTGGAAATAAAACCATTGAAGTTGACGCTGAGCTAAAAGTTTCTACTAATCCTGTTCAGAATACGGCTGTGAAGAAAGCTGTGGATGATTTGAATACTGCAATTGGTAAGAAGGCTAATTCTACGGCTTTGACTACTGCTAATAGTAAAATTACTACATTGGAAACTAATGCAGCTACAATACTCACGGTAACAGGAACAGGAAATGGTATTAGTGGCATATCTAAGTCGGGTAATACCATTACAGCAACAAAGGGAAATTTTTTGACATCAGCAGCTGGGCTTGTGACAACTGCGGATTTGAATAAAGGTTTGACAAACAAGGCTGATGTTAATCATAATCATGATGATAAATATGCTGCTAAGACACATACTCATTCAGAGTATGCACTGAGTAGTGCACTTAATGATTATGTAACTAACACTGCATTAAGCGAAAAGAAATTCTTGACAGATACAGCACTGAGTGGCTATGTGAATGATGTCAAGCCAGATGGGACAAGTGGGAATGGTATTACAAGTATAACTAAAGTTGGTAAAGCCCTTAAAGTAACAAAGGCAACTTTTCTAACTGAGCATCAGTCATTGGCAGAATATGTGAATAGTGTTGACAAGGCTACCAGTGATTTACCTTACTATAATGGCTTTGCAGTTTCGTATATGCAAAAGAATGGTAATGAACTTGAGTTCGAGCTGAAGCCATTTTTTAATACTCTCGATATAGAAGATACTGCGAAAAAAGATGGCAATGGAATTGCAGAAATATCAATAGGTAAGACAAAAAATCTGCTTCATGTAAAAAAAGGCAAGTTCATAACGGAAACTACTTTGGGCACTGCTATTAACGACTATGCCTCAAAGCAAGGTTATCTCACAGAGAATAATCTGAATGAAAAACTGAAGGAGACTGTCACCATCAAGCTGGTGTCAGACAAATCAGCGTCTGATACAAACTTGAATGGAGCTACTATTACGGTGAAGAGTGGCAACACAACAGTGAGCACACAGACTTGGCAGGGTACT